AAGTATTAGCATATAAAGACAAAGGTGACTGGATACTAGAAACAAAGTATAATATAGGTAGTAAGAAGAAAAAAGTTGAGGAGGAATAACTTACTTTTTACATCTTACAGACAAATCATAAGAGGTCAACATGAATGGTAGACTTAATAAAGTTGCTATGACTGCTAAACTCATGCAACTTAAGAACGAATTGGAATATAAATGTAGGATAGGAGAATTAGGTGAATGGGAATGTGTAGGTGCTAACAAGTATCTTAATCGTTCTTTAGATATATTAGATGAATATTGGGAATGAAAAAATTTATTTTTGATGTAGACGGAACTCTAACACCCAGTCGTAAACAAATTGATACTGGATTTTTTGCAGAGTTTCTTATATTTTGTTGTAAATTTGATACTTATCTTGTTACTGGAAGTGATAGAGATAAAACTGTTGAACAAATTGGATTGGATATTTACAATAGATGTAAAAGAGTATTTAATTGTTCTGGAGCAGATATTTACGATGGAAATAATAGTGTTTATAGATCAGATTGGAAACCATCTGATAAATTAATTACTTTTTTAAATCGTGAGTTAGATCGTAGTGACTTTCCAACAAGAACAGGTAATCATATTGAACACAGACCAGGTGGAATTAATTTTAGTATTTTGGGTAGAGGTAATGGTAATATGGAATCTAGACCTGAGTATGTAAAATGGGATATTAATACTAATGAAAGGGTGGAAATATCAAAAAGAATTAAACGTGAATTTCCCGATTTAAATATTCAAATTGGTGGACAGACTGGACTTGATATATCTGATGATGATAAAAGTCAAATAATAAAATATTTTAATTTTGAAGATGAATTACATTTTTTTGGTGATATGATGGAGGAGGGTCAGAACGATTATCCATTAGCAAAAGCAGTACAAGAAAGGTGTGGTAAAACGTACAATGTAAAAGATTGGGAGGAAACCCGACTATGGGTTAATCGGTTCTCCTCCTCATATGCAAGTGGATTAAGATATAATTAGTATTGAATGCCGAAAGGGTTCACATTTTATACTCGCTTAATAGGAGAAAAATCATGACAGCACTACAACGCTATCACTCTGAAAATTTACCAGAGTTGATGAAAATAATTAACAGAAACGGCATAGGTATGGACGATTACCTTGACCGATTTTTTAATGCTGATTATTCATCAAACTACCCACCTTACAATCTAGTTAATCTCAGTAATCATGAATCAAGACTGGAGGTTGCACTAGCAGGATTTAAGAAAAAAGATGTAAACGTATATACAGAATACGGTAGATTGGTCATAGAGGGTAAAAGGGAGGAGAAGAAAGAACCTGAGAACTATACTCACAGAGGTTTAGCACAACGTTCTTTCACAAGAATTTGGACACTCTCTGATGAGACTAAAGTTGAGGATGTAAAATTTGAAGATGGAATGCTCACCATTAAGTTAGGTAAGATAGTTCCAGAACATCATGCTCGAAAAAACTATCTCTAAATATAAATGAGTTCGAGATGGAACTTGGGGATCTTGACGATCCCCTTTTTTATGCTATAATATATCTGTCAGAGAAATACTGACTGCGGTGATCCCCTTTGGTAGGTTCAGGATTAGCGGCGATAGGAATCTACCAAATTAATTATATTTTATTATGGCTATTAAACTGGCAGTATTGCAAGATCAAGATCAAGTTATTGCAGAAATAAAAGAATTAGTAGATGATGGTAAACCAGTTGGTTATTTGTTTACTAATCCACATGTCGTTTCTACAGAGAAACAATTTCTAGCAGAGAGTGATGACAATAGAAAAGTTCAAATCACTTTATCACCTTGGATATTATTAAGTGCTGATAAAGAAGTTTTAGTTCCACGACATCAAGTGGTTACTATCGTTGAACCAATAGATAGTCTAAAAGAAATGTATTCGGAGAAAGTAGATGGAAGTGATGGTACTAGCACTGACAAATAATCATTATATTATTAGTCAAATTGATGAAGTTGCAACAGAGGATATTGGACAACCAGATTGTAAACTTACAAAACCATATGTTGTCAATACAGAATCAGGTAAAACTATTCTTGAACCTTTTATGATGGATCTTACAAGGGAGAGTGTTTTTATGATGGGTTCTGATAAGATCTTGACATTAGCGATCCCAACACCTACACTATTAGAACAATACCTAAATTTGATTAAAGAATGAGGTTTTACACCAACGTTCAAATGGTTGGAGATAACTTCTTAGTTCGTGGTTATGAAGATGGTAAACACTTTGCAACCCGTGAAAAGTTCTATCCAACTCTTTTTGTTAACTCTAAAAGAAAAAGTAAATATAAAACCTTAACAGGGGATGTAGTTGAACCTGTTAAACCTGGCACCGTGAGAGATTGTCGTGAGTTTATAAAGAAGTATGCGGACATAGAAAACTTTGACATTTATGGGAATGAAAGATTTATATACCAATACATTTCTGACAAGTATTCAGAGAATGAAGTTAAGTTTGATATTGAAAAAATAAAATTAGTTACACTTGATATTGAGGTAAAGTCAGAAAATGGTTTCCCTGATGTAGAATCTGCTGCAGAAGAGATTCTTCTAATATCAATTCAAGATTATACAACAAAACAAATTCTTACTTGGGGTCTTGGGGATTTTAATAATAAACAAAAGAATGTAACTTACAAATCATTTAGAACAGAGTATGAACTTTTAAGTTCATTTATTAATTGGTGGATGATTGAGGGTAACACTCCAGAAGTTATTACTGGTTGGAATAGTAAGTTGTATGATATCCCATATGTTTGTCGAAGACTAGAAAGAATACTCGGTAGCAAACTTATGAAACGTATGTCACCTTGGGGATTAGTGACAGAAGAAGAAACTTATATTGCAGGTCGTAAACATATTTCATATGATATTGGTGGTGTATCTCAGTTAGATTATCTCGATCTATACAAAAAGTTTACATATAAGGCACAGGAATCATATCGTTTAGATTACATCGCATCTGTAGAACTTGGTCAGAAGAAACTTGACCACTCAGAGTTTGATACATTCAAGGACTTCTATACAAATGGTTGGCAGAAGTTTGTCGAATACAACATCATTGACGTTGAACTTGTTGATAGATTAGAAGACAAGATGAAGTTGATTGAACTTGCATTAACAATGGCATATGATGCAAAGGTCAACTATGAAGATGTATTCTATCAGGTAAGAATGTGGGACACAATAATCTACAATTACTTGAAGAGAAGAAACATTGTCATACCTCCAAAAAATCGTTCTAATAAGAATGAAAAATATGCAGGTGCATATGTAAAAGAACCGATACCTGGCAAGTATGATTGGGTGGTATCATTTGACTTGAATAGTCTGTATCCACATTTGATTATGCAATATAATATTTCCCCAGAAACATTACTTGAAACAAAACACCCATCAGTTACAGTTGATAAAATCCTCGATGAAGAACTTACATTTGAAATGTATAAGGACAATGCAATCTGTGCGAATGGTGCAATGTTCCGTAAAGATGTTCGTGGGTTCTTACCCGAACTGATGGAAAAGATGTATAATGAAAGAGTCATCTTTAAAAAAAGAATGATACAAGCAAAAAAAGCATATGAAAAAACTCCAACGAAAGACCTTGAGAAAGAAATTGCAAGATGCAACAACATCCAAATGGCGAAAAAGATATCTCTTAATTCTGCTTATGGTGCTATCGGCAATCAGTACTTCCGTTATTATAAACTAGCAAATGCAGAGGCAATCACTTTATCAGGTCAGGTTTCTATTCGTTGGATAGAAAATCGTATGAATACCTATCTTAACAAAATACTAAAAACGGAGGATGTAGATTATGTTATTGCTTCAGATACTGATTCCATCTATCTTAATCTTGGTCCTTTGGTGGAGGTCATATACAAAGGCAGAGAGAAAACTAATGAAAGCGTTGTTTCGTTCCTTAATAAGATCTGTGAAATGGAACTTGAAAAGTATATTACGAGTTCTTATGAAACGTTGGCCAAGTACGTAAATGCTTATGATCAAAAGATGTTCATGAAAAGGGAAAACATTGCAGATCGTGGTATATGGACAGCAAAGAAAAGATATATTCTAAACGTGTGGGATAGTGAAGGTGTTCGTTATGATGAACCTAAACTCAAGATGATGGGTATTGAGGCAGTCAAATCATCTACTCCTGCACCTTGTCGAACCATGATTAAAGATGGACTTAAGTTAATGATGAATGCAACAGAAGAAGATGTGATTCATTTTATTGATGATTGTCGTGCAAAGTTTAAAACACTTCCACCAGAGGATATTGCTTTTCCTCGCACTGCATCAAATGTTATGAAATACAAATCTGTTGCTGACATATACATGAAAGGAACACCAATACATATCCGTGGTGCATTATTATTCAATCATTATGTTAAACAGAAGAAGTTGGATAATAAATATTCACTTATTGGTAATGGTGAAAAGGTCAAGTTTATATACTTGAAAAAACCTAACATCATACAGGAGAATATTATCTCCTTTATCCAAGACTTTCCAACTGAACTTGGACTTGACAAGTACATAGATTATGATCTACAATTTGAAAAGAGTTTTGTTGAACCACTCAAAGCTATTCTTGATGCGATTGGTTGGAACGTTGAAAAAACTGTAAACCTTGAATTATTTTTTACCTAATGGATTTACCTATTGACTTAGATGAATTAGAAATCATCATTGAATCTGTGTCAGATGTTGATACAGAATTAACTCGTAAACTAAGATTAGTTAAAGGATTAGTTGAGGATGGTAAACCTTATAAGAAAATACTTCGTGAAAAATATGGTTATGTTGCATAATGTTTTTTAAAAAATTAAGTCTTGTTACTGGTGGATTTGACCCTATTCATAGTGGACATATATCATACTTTACA